TGTTGTTATGGTGACTACATTTTACCAAAGAGAGGTGTCTTTTTGTGTGTTTTTTGATAATTATTTATAAGAAGTTTCAATAACCGCAAGGGTTAAACCTGGATATTCAACTGCAAAACTTGAGTAAAATAATAGAAGTAGCTGATATTTTTGATAATCTGCGAATTCCTGTAACTAAAAATCAAAGGAAACCAGGCAATACCCCTTACTATGGAGCGAATGGAATTCAAGATTATGTAAGTGGGTATACACATGATGGAGAGTTTGTTCTGATTGCTGAAGACGGGGCGAATGATCTCCAGAACTATCCAGTAACATATGCTAGCGGAAAGATATGGGTTAATAATCACGCTCATGTTCTAGCGGGAGTCAATTCGAAAGCAGATACTAGATTTTTAGCATATCTACTTAAAAAAGTCGACTTTGCCGCTGTTCTTGTTGGTGGAACGAGAGCCAAATTAAATGGAAAAACTTTAAAGAATATCGAAGTGACATTGCCAGAACGCCTTAAAGAACAACAAGCTATCGCTTCAGCATTATCGGATTTTGACGAGCATATCGACAATCTCACCGAACTAATTGAAAAGAAAAAAGCAATCCGTGACGGGGCTTTAGAGGACTTAGTCAGTGGTAGGACAAGACTTGATGGGTTTAATGGTGAGTGGATCGAATCAACAATTGAAGATTCTACAAAAGAAATCATTACAGGGGGTACTCCTTCTACTACGGTAGACAAATACTGGGGTGGGTCAATTCCGTGGCTTGCTTCTACAGAAATACATCAAAAAATAATTACTAGAGCAACCAAAAATATCACAAATATTGGCTTGAACAATTCCTCAGCTAAAATGGCACCAAAAGATTCGGTATTAATCGCACTAGCAGGACAAGGAAAGACCAGGGGCACAGCAGCATTTCTAGCGTATCCAATGGCATTAAACCAATCTTTAGCTGCATTAGTTGCAGCAGATGAAACGGACTCCAAGTTCTTATATTATCTAATTGAAAATATGTATCTTGAATTAAGAGAACTTTCATCAGGTGACGGTGGACGTGGTGGATTGAATAAAACTTTAATAAAAAATATAAATATACGACTTCCGAGAGAAATAAAAGAACAACATGCAATTGCCGAGGTTCTGACAGCAATGGATGAAGAAATAGAATCTCTTAAAATAGAAAAAGAAAAAATGATTCAAATCAAAGAAGGTGCAATGGACGACCTCTTAACAGGCCGTGTGCGTCTTAAAGTATGAGGAGGTAAAGGCTATGTCTGTTGATTTAGAAAGAAAATTGCAAAACAAGGTCCTTCACTGGTTAATAGATAAAGAGGAAGACGGTGGTCTTGGTTATACGTATCTCGGAAATCTAGAGGATCAGAATAACAAACCTATTAGAGAAGATTTGCTGAAGAAGAATCTTGAAAAACGAGGTTATACGAAAGACCAGATTTCCAAAGCTGTAACTGAGCTTGTTTCAAAAGCGAGCAATCAAGTGGATAGCCTTTACCAAATCAATAAAGAGGTCTATTCCCTACTTCGCTATGGCAAGCAAGGTGTTAAAGACGAGAATAAAAATCGTCAAACAGTTCATTATATCGACTGGAAAAATGTCGAGAACAATGATTTTTATGCTGCTGAGGAAGTAAGTGTTCTCTGCTTTAATCAAATAGAAAGAAAACGACCTGATGTGGTGCTGTATATAAACGGCATCGCTCTTGGCATATTTGAGCTAAAGCGTTCATGTGTGAGTATAGGTGAGGGAATTCGTCAGAATCTCACAAACCAAAAAAAAGAGTATATTCAGAACTTCTTTAGTACTACGCAGTTTCTCTTTGCCGGTAATGAAGCTGAAGGGCTGAAGTATGGAACAATCGAAACTCCTGAGAAGTATTACCTGAACTGGAAGGAAGATATTAAAGCTAGTGATGAACTTTCAACGACTGTTAAAGGTATTCAATCTAGAGAACGAAATAAACTAAGAGATGGTGTAATTTCTCTTTGTCATAAAGAGAGGTTTCTTTCACTAATCCACGACTTTATTATTTTTGATGCTGGAGTGAAAAAGATTGCAAGACATAATCAGTATTTTGCTAATATTGCTGCTAGGAAAAGAATTCTTGCAGGCGAAGGCGGAATAATCTGGAATACGCAAGGATCAGGAAAGTCCCTAATTATGGTATGGCTTACTAAGTGGGTTATTGAGAATGTAGCAGATAGCCGAGTGGTAATCATCACCGACCGAGATGAGCTTGATGACCAAATTGAAAGCCTGTTTATTGATGTAAATGAAAAAGTACGAAGAACAAAAAGCAGTGCTGATTTAAGAGAGGTTCTAAATAAAAATGATGATTCTATTATCTGCTCTTTGATTCATAAATACGGACATAATGCAGGTAAACAATCCGACGTGGATCAATATCGTAAAGAATTGATAAAAGACCTCCCAGCTGACTTTAAATCAAAAGGAAATATTATAGCTTTTATTGATGAGTGCCATCGTACTAACTCAGGGAAATTGCATGAGGCTGTAAAAGTACTGATGCCTGAAGCATCACTTATTGGTTTTACAGGTACTCCACTACTCAAAAAAGATAAAGTAACGAGTCTTGAGACTTTTGGACCTTACATCCATACTTATAAATTTGATGAAGGTGTTCAAGATGGTGTTGTTCTTGATTTGCGTTATGAAGCAAGAGATGTTGACCAAGACTTATCTAGTAAAGACAAGGTTGATTTATGGTTTGACAATAAAACCTTAGGTCTTACAGATAGAGCAAAGATACAGCTGAAACAAAGTTGGACTTCAATCAACAAATTATATAGTTCAAAACAAAGACTTGAGAAAATAGCTAGCGATATCATTTTCGATATGAACTTAAAACCTCGTCTAAAAAATGAGCGTGGTACTGCCATGCTTGTGGCCAACAGTATATATGAGGCTTGCAGATACTGGGATATTTTTACTAGCAACGGCTTTAACAAGTGTGCTGTTGTAACTTCCTTTGAGCCTTCAACCGCGAGTGTTAGAACAGCTACGAGTGATTTAAGTCAAGAGGGCGAAGAAGAATATAAGAAGTCTATTTATGAGCGTATGCTTAAGGGAAAAAAATTGTCTGAATTTGAGAAGGAAGTAAAAGAGCAGTTCAAAAAAGAACCTGCTAAGATGAAACTTCTTATCGTGGTAGATAAACTTTTAACAGGATTTGATGCTCCAACAGCGACATATCTATATATTGATAAATCTATGAGGGATCATGACCTTTTCCAGGCTATCTGCCGAGTTAATAGACCAGATGGCGAAGATAAGGACTATGGCTATATCGTAGATTACATGGACTTGTTTCGTAATGTTCAGCTTGCAGTGGCTGATTATACTGCTGAAGCTTTCGATAGCTTTGATAAGGAAGATGTTGAGGGACTTATAAAGAATCGCTATGACGAAGCTAAATCTGAGATGGTGGGTGCAATTGCATCGCTGAAAGATCTATTAGAAAATGTAAGCGATCCTAAAGACGATACGGATTATATTGAGTATTTTTGTGGTGAAAACAGTGAAGATGATGAAAACACTGGTCGCAGAGATATTTTATATACTCTTACAGCCTCGCTAACACGCTCTTTTGCTAACTGCAGTGATAAACTTGTGAGTGATTATGGCTATTCAGAGGGGCAAGTTAGCAGGCTAAGGAGTGATATTTCAGGCTATAACAAAATAAAAGAAATGGTAAAACTAGCAAGCTGTGATTATATCGATTTAAAACCATATGAGGCTGATATGCGATATGTCCTTGATACTTATATACGTGCAGAAGACTCTACAGTTGTAAGTGAACTCGGGAATATGTCGTTGGTGGAATTGTTACTTGAAAACACTTCAACAACACCAATAGAGGCCCTGGTACAAGGTCTTCCAGGTAATGAAAATGCTAAAGCAGAAATCATCGAAAATAACTTGCAGCATGAAATTGTAAAGAAGATGTCATCTAACCAAGTTTATTATGGTAAGTTATCAGAAATGCTCCAAGTACTAATCGACCAGAGACGAATAGAGGCTATGAGTTACGAGGAATATTTACGGCAAGTTGTTGAGTTGGCCCAAGCGATTTTGCACCCTGAAGACAGCTTGGATTATCCTGATACCGTTAAGACTAGTGAAGCTAGAAGAGCTTTCTTTGATTATTTTAATAAAGACGAGACTTTAGCAGTAAATATTGATAGTGCTGTCCATAGTGCATTACGTCCTGATTGGAAAAGGAATTTTCAAAAACAACAAAACATAAGGCTTGCTATATATGAAAATTTATTGGTATATGGTTATGACGAAGATGAAGCAACGCAGGAAACTGCTACGGTCTTCGAAATAGCTGAAAGGCAGGCAGAATACGATGTGTAATGAAGAAATAATTGGTGGGTTGCCAATAGAAATTATAAAAAAGAAAAATCTTAAAAATCTCTATATCAGGGTGAATCCACCAGAAGGCAGTGTGACAGTTAGTACTCCTAGCGATTATCCTGATGAAGAGATAAGGCTCTTTGTATTAAAGAAAATGCCAGAAATCACTAAGGTAAGAGACAGGATGCTGTCACAGGCGCGTCAAACTGAGAGAGAATATGTTTCAGGAGAATCCCATTTCCTGTGGGGAAAGCCATATCGGCTACAAGTTGTCTATGAAGGAAACAAATACGAAATTTCAAAACTACCAAACAAGATAATATTGACTGCTCCCGAAAGATCAACAAAAGAATCAAGGGAGAGGGTATTTAATGAATGGTACAGAGAAGAACTTAAACGAGTGTTGGATGGCGTTGTTTCAAGGTGTGAAGCAAAAACAAACCTCCATGCTAATGAGTACAAAATTAAGAATATGAAAACTAAGTGGGGTACATGCAATATTGACAAAAAAAGAATATGGATTAATCTACAGCTAGCCAAGAAGCCAATAGAATGTCTTGAATATGTTGTTATCCATGAACTGGTACACCTGTTAGAAAAGAATCACAGCCATAGATTCAATTCGCTTGTGGAGGAGTTCTACCCTACCTGGAAAGAGGCAAAAAAGTTATTGTCAGAGTTGCCTTTGGATCATATTGAAAAAGGAGAACAGGTAGATTATGAAGAGGAAGATAACTCCAAGTGATATATTCGATGTCAATAAAAAATCAGGTGCTCTGATTCTTGGAAAGAATCGCCTTGATGATTATGCTAAAAAATTTCTGACTAAATACTGCAAACAGGCATTGGTTGAACCGATGCCTCTTCCGGTTGATGACATTCTTAAGGATATGGGGCTTACTGTTCAAGAGGTTCATTTATCAAGCGACCTAGATATTTTTGGATGTTGTTTACTTCTGGATGCAGATGTGGATATTTATGATAGGGAAACAGGTAAATATTTATCAACTTCCTTCAGTGCTGGAACAGTATTGATTGACCCCTTGTCTGAGGCTGTATATGGTGAAGGATCGAAAAGAAATACGCTCATTCATGAAGCACTCCACTGGGAAAAAGATAAAACTTATTTTCAAATTCTTGAGGTTAAAAATAAAAACGAATCTGAAAAACTATATCCAATCTTATGCCGACAATCTGAGACTTTCTTTACACCGCCTGAAGGAAAGAAGACAAAGGAAAATGAAGTTCGATGGTTGGAATGGCAAGCACACAGATTAGCACCTAGAGTACTGATGCCCAAAAGCAGCTTTAAAAAGAAGGCGTTAGAGTTTATTGAGCAGTATAAAGCATCTGGTGAGAATATAATATACTCTTGCGATACCTTGATTGAGAATTTAAGCAGCTTCTTTATAACATCAAGACTATCAGTAAAATATAGATTGATTGAAGTTGGTTTAGAGGATACTATATCAGAGTTCTCTGATTACAATGATGTCTATGAAGAAATCAATAGTAATAAAGATTTTGTTAAATTAACACCAGTAGAAGCAGTAAAGATAATAGATTCCGATTCAACTCTACAAAATTGGATAACAGAAAGACATTTTGTATACGCTGACGGATATTTTGTACTTGCCGACAGCCAATATGTTACACAAAAGGATGGAAAACTCTTTTTAACACCAAAGGCAAAGCAAAATCTTTCTAGATGTGTTATCAATATTCGTGAACAGAATTTTGTATCATACGCTAATACTTACAAAGACTTGCTTGGGTATGCGGTACTTAAGAAGGTTGAAGCTATTGATAGTAGACTTCTTACGTTTCATCCTAAGTACCAATCCCCTTTACTAAATGAGCCTGAAGAAACATATCAAGCATTTTCTCAACAGCTAGCTTCTTATAATGAGGATGAAGAAATTGAACTCATTAAGTTGCTTGGTGATCCTACCAAAACACTATGTAATTGTCTGTGGTTTTTGATGGAAAATAGAAAGTGGAATTATCCTGATAAATTTAATGAAGAGACAGGACTCCACAAAAATTACCATGGTAGAATAAAAAATGATAAAGCCAATAACATGACAACGAGCGTGTTGATGGCCATCTGCGTTGGTATGCAGTTATGCACGAGGATTACGCAAAAGATTTTTGATAAATCAAGTAATAAACTAGATTATTATAAAGATCCCGATAAGACATATATTCGTATTATGGATACTATGCCAGGGCTTTCGCTTGATGATTTCAATGGTATTCTAGAGCAATGTGGTATTCAGGAATTAGGTAGTGAAATAAAAGAATAAAAAGTTGATAACTCGATGAGTTGGTTTAGGACCCCGAAAGGGGTTCTTTTTTTATGCCCAAATTAGAAAAGGCTGATAAATAGGCAAATTCAGCTCAACTCAACGAGTTGGTCGTGAAATTTTGAAACCTATTATATTTATAAATGTAAGGTACAAGCTTTACAAAAATTAAATGCGTCTAAAGCTGGCCAGCAGAAGACGGCGGATTCATAAATGATTCTAAGGTAGCCAATAACAGGTTATTAGAAAATTTGTGATCCTCCGTTTTATTTCCTATACGTAATTTTAGGAAGTAATTCTGTTGGTCATTTATTTCAAAGATTCATTAGTTCTCCGCCGCCTTCCAGGACGGGATAGGAGAATCTAATGAGATTATCAGTAAGATACGACAACAAATTTCAGATTATCGAACTTAATGAAAAAGAAACTGAGGAAATGTGGATTAGTTTATCGCTCGAAGGTGATGAGCTTCCAACCTCTGACAAAGAACGGTTAATTCAAGATGCCTTTAATGAAATATTTAATAAGCCCGAATACAATAACTGGCACAAATTTGACAGGCACAAGGGATATTCAATAGCCAAACCAAATGCAGATGGTCTGGAATGTGATACTTCAGAACCTTTAATGAAAGAAGTAGCCGATGATAGAGTTTTTAGAAAAGATGAGCTCGAACGAGCCTATCAAAATGAATATGAAGATGTCTGCCAATGGATACGCACCGTTCTTGGTAAAAAACAGGACTGGGCAGATATGTTCATTGCAGTACGTATTGACGGCATGTCGATTCGAGAATATGCCAGTTCCATCGGTGTCAGCGAAAACAACATTACTCAGAAATTAAAGCGAGCCACAAAGAAATTAGAACAAGAATATAAAAACCGTCAGATTTGACCTTCTCCCAAGGCTACTAGGTAGGAGGTCAAGACCTCCAAAAAAACACAAGGAGGTAATTCGAATGGAATTACAAGTTTACAAAAATGCAGAGTTTGGCTCTGTACGTACTACAACGATTGGCGGGCAACCATATTTTGTTGGCAAGGATGTAGCAAGCATTCTTGGTTATGCAAATACTCGCAAAGCTTTGATCGACCACATTGATGAAGAGGATAAGGATGACGTAACGATTCGTGACGCCATCGGAAGAAATCAAACGATGATTGCAATCAATGAATCCGGTCTCTATAGCCTCATCCTCTCAAGCAAAATGCCAAATGCTAAAAAGTTTAAGCGCTGGGTCACTAGTGAAGTCCTCCCTGCTATTCGTAAACACGGACTCTATGCTACGGATGATTTAATCGCAAATCCAGACCTTGCTATCGCAGCATTTACTGCACTAAAAGAGGAACGTGAAAAGAACAAGGAATTGATGGCAGCCGTTGCGATTGGTCAGCAGCAGATTGCTGAGATGAAACCCAAGGCTACTTATTATGATGTGGTTCTTAAATGCAGGGATGCAGTCAATATTTCTGTTATTGCCAAAGATTACGGCTGGAGTGCCATGCGCATGAACGAATACCTTCATGAAAAAGGGATTCAGTTTAAGCAAGGTGATATTTGGCTTCTTTATCAAAAGTATGCTCCCAACGGATATACCAAAACCAATACTCACATTTACGAAGATAGCAAAGGTATAAAGCATACGAAAGTGCATACCAAGTGGACACAAAAAGGCAGACTCTTTATCTATGAACAGTTGAAAGCAGACGATATTTATCCGCAGATTGAGATGGAGGTGTGATATGGGAATCAATATGAAAAATGCAGAAGGGTATTATGACCCAACTCCCCATAAAGCACTTAGCAATATCACCCGTGAGGAAAAGGCAGCAGCAAAAGCTGCCTTTAAGCCCCTTGTCTATATCTGTTCTCCCTTTAGTGGCGATATTGAAAACAACAATAAGCGCACACGAGCATTTTGCCGTTTTGCTTTAGATAAGGGCAATATTCCGCTTGCTCCACACCTTATGTTTCCTCAGTTCATGGATGATAACAATGAACAGGAACGTGACCTCGCAATTTTTATGGATATTATCCTGATGGGCAAATGCCAAGAGGTCTGGGTTCTAGGTGATGTGATTTCAAGAGGTATGAGTATTGAAATTGAAAAAGCAAAGCAGCGCAGACAGCCGGTTAGATACTTTAATAAAGATTTTGAGGAGGTAGAGTCTCTATGAAGATAGCATACGGCAACAGCCGAATGGATAAGAAATGGAAAAACACAGACATCAGCTGGGAGGACTTCTGCTCCCGTGTTAAGACCACGCAGCGTACCACCGAAACCGTAGAAGAATATCGGAAAATGAGAAAAGGTGGTCAAGATTCCATTAAAGATGTCGGCGGTTTTGTTGGTGGCCACTTAAAAGATGGTAGACGTAAAAAAGGTAATGTTCTATCACGCTCCATGCTCACCCTTGATATGGATTATGGCACAAGTACTATCTGGGAAGAAATCTCTACCTTCTTCCCTTATCAGTGTTGTATTTATTCTACTCATAAGCATACTCCAGAAAATCCAAGACTAAGGCTGATCATTCCTCTCTTCCGTGATGTGGGAGAGGAAGAGTATGCAGCTGTTAGTCGCATGGTCGCAAAAGAGATAGGCATAGACCTTTTTGATGACACTACCTATGAACCAGAACGATTAATGTATTGGCCGTCTACTTCAAGAAACGGCATTTTTGTGTATGAAGAGAAAGATGGCTCCATTCTTGATCCTGATGTATTTCTTAATAAATATGATGATTGGCGTGACACCAGTACTTGGCCAGTATCCTCCAGGCAATCAGAAGTCATTAATCGCTCATTAAAGGAACAAGCCGATCCTCTTTCAAAAGAAGGTGTTATCGGTACTTTTTGCCGTACCTACTCAGTAAGTAGTGCAATCGATAGGTTCTTAAAGGATATATACGAGCCTTCAGTAATGGCTGGTCGCTATGATTATATCCCTGCAGATTCCAGTGCTGGTGTCATACTCTATGATGATAAATTTGCTTATTCCCACCACGCAACAGACCCTGCAAGTGGGAGACTGCTTAATGCTTTTGACCTTGTTCGCATCCATCGATTTGGTCATTTAGATGATAGAGCGACAGAAAGCACACCTCCAAGTAAACTACCATCCTTTATCAATATGTGTGAATTTGCCATCCAAGATGATGAAGTAAAGGCACAGTTTACAAAAGAGCGGATGGAACAGGCAACAATCGATTTTACGGAGGATAATTGGCAGACAGCACTTGAACTGGATAAGCAAGGAAAGATTAAGGATACCTTGGATAATATCGTCCTTATCATCCGCAACGATTCAGAACTAGAATCCATTGCTTTTAATAAGCACCGTGATGGAATTGATGCAAGAGACGGACTGCCTTGGGAACAGATGAAGGGCGGCTGGAGTGATTCAGATAATGCAGCCCTTAAAGTTTATCTGTCTAATAAATATGGCATCTACTCCCCAACCAAAACAAAGGACGCAATACTAGCAGTCGCAGCAGAGCGATCCTATCATCCTATAAAAGAATATCTGGATCATCTACCAGAGTGGGATGGAACCGATCGCGTTGAGACCTTACTGATTGATTATTTTAATGCAACAGATAATTCCTATACCAGAGCCGTTACTAGAAAAATGATGGCGGCAGCAGTCGCTAGAATTGTTCATCCTGGTACGAAATTCGACAGCGTTTTAATTCTGAATGGACCACAAGGCATCGGTAAGTCTACCTTCTTTGCAAAGCTTGCAGGCGATTGGTTTTCTGATAGTTTAACCCTCACCGATATGAAAGACAAAGCAGGCCCTGAAAAACTTCAAGGGTACTGGATCTTAGAACTGGGCGAGCTTGCCGGCATGCGAAAAACCGATGTGGAGGTTGTGAAATCCTTTATTTCAAGATCCGATGATAAATACCGTGCCAGTTATGGGGTGAATGTTGAAAGCCACCCACGTCAATGTATCATTGTTGGCTCTACCAATGCAGAAAGTGGATTTTTGCGAGACATCACGGGTAACCGAAGATTCTGGCCAGTGCGTATTAGTGGTGACGGTAAAAGAAAAGCATGGAAGATGTCCGTATACGATGTAGAGCAGATTTGGGCAGAAACTTTGGTGCTTTATGCCAAAGGTGAAAAGCTCTATTTAGAGGGCAGTGATGTAGAGTTGGCAACGAATGAGCAGGCAGATGCCATGGAGAGTGATGAGCGAGAAGGGCTTGTTCGCAGCTATCTCGATACGCTTTTACCCGATGACTGGAATGCCCTGTCCTTATACGAGCGAAGAAACTACTTAAACGGTAGTGAATTTGGTGGGGAATCCCGTGTTGGCACGGTGGAACGCACTCTTGTTTGTAATATGGAAATTTGGTGTGAATGCTTTGGAAGGGATGCCTCCGCCATGAAGCCTGCGGACTCCTATGCCATTGCAGGCATTATGAAAAAGATTAATGGGTGGAACAAGTACCAAGGGAACAAGAATGGAACAAGTAATTTTCCCATTTACGGTAGACAACGTTGTTACGTGAAGAATGAGTAAGGTCGTTCCTTGTTCCTTAGTTGTTCCTTATGCTTGTTCTCTTAAAAACCCAGTCATTACCGACATTTTGGCTTTACTGGAATGAGTGGAACAAGAGTTTTACTACTTAGTAATAAATTAATAAATAGTAGTAGTAAAGCATCGTGAGCGTATGTATGCGCGCGTATAGGAAAAAACGCTAAAAGTTGTGCTTGTTGTTCCTAATCAATTTATGGAGGTCATTTATGCAAGAAAAATATATAGAACAAAAACTGGTAGCGACAGTAAAAAGCATGGGAGGTATGGCCCCGAAATTTGTGAGTCCCGGTATAGATGGCATGCCCGATCGCATTGTATTACTTCCCATGGGCAGAATCGCCTTTGTTGAATGTAAGGCAACAGGGAAAAAGATGCGACCTTTACAGAATAAAAGAAAGAAGCAATTAAAGGCGTTAGGCTTTCTGGTTTATTGCCTGGATGATGTAGAACAGATTGGAGGGATACTTAGTGAAATACAAGCCACATGAATACCAAAGTTATGCCACTGAATTCATTTTATCCCATCCCATAGCTGCTGTATTTCTTGAAATGGGTTTAGGTAAAAGTGTGATTACCTTATCTGCCATATTTGATTTGTGTTTAAATAGCTTTCTAGTATGCAAGGTTTTAGTCATTGCGCCTTTAAGAGTCGCAAGGGACACATGGCCTGCAGAAATCAATAAGTGGGATCATTTAAAAGGGCTCTCTTACTCGGTGGCAGTGGGAACTGAAAAAGAAAGAATCGATGCCCTCAAGAAACAATCAACGCTATACATCATCAACCGTGAGAACGTGGATTGGCTGGTTCATAAAAGTGGTATTCCTTTTCATTTTGATATGGTGGTCATTGATGAGCTATCATCCTTTAAGTCTTATGGTGCAAAGCGGTTTAAGAGTCTACTTAAAGTAAGACCCTCTGTAAAAAGAATAGTCGGCCTTACCGGAACTCCCTCCAGTAATGGATTGATGGATTTATGGGCAGAGTTTCGCATTCTTGATTTGGGTCAAAGGCTTGGACGCTACATCAGCCATTATCGAAACACCTATTTTAAGCCAGATAAGAGAAACGCACAGATTATATTTTCTTATAAACCACTGCCAGGTGCAGAAGAGGAAATCTACAAACAAATATCGGACATCACTATTTCTATGAAATCTACCGATTATCTCAAGATGCCTGAATATGTCAGTAATGAAGTGTTTGTCACTTTAAGTGAAAAAGAATGGAAAGTCTATTCAGATTTTAAGGAAGACATGGTGGCTAACTTAGGTGATGAAGAAATTGATGCTGTTAATGCGGCAGTCCTTTCTGGAAAACTGTTACAGATGGCAAATGGTGCAGTATACGATAGCGAAAATAAAGCTCATGTGATTCATGACAAAAAGCTAGATGCCTTGGAAGATTTAATCGAAGGAGCAAATGGGAAACCAGTCCTTGTTGCTTATTGGTATAAGCATGATTTAGAACGGATTAAAGAGCGATTTCCAGTCAGACAGATTCAGTCATCAAAGGATATTGAGGCTTGGAATGATGGAAAGATACCCATTGCTGTTATTCATCCAGCCAGTGCCGGTCATGGTCTTAATCTTCAAAGCGGCGGTTCAACGCTTATCTGGTTTGGTCTGACCTGGTCACTAGAGCTGTATCAACAAACTAATGCAAGACTTTATAGGCAGGGTCAAAAGGATACAGTTATTGTTCACCACATCATCACCAAAAACACCATCGATGAAGACGTACTGCTTGCACTCACAAAAAAAGAGAAAACTCAAGATGCCTTGATTGATGCGGTAAAGGCAAATTTAGAGGTGATGCGATGACAGAACCGTATCAAAACTTAGCCAATGCCATCATTTTAATGGCTGTTAAGGATTATCGGACAGCCTTAAAGAAACTAAAAAAGCGTCCAAAGTATGGACCTGCACAAGATTTGAAAAACGAGGTGGAGAGGTTCTTCCGCTCTGATTGGTATAGAGAACTTACCTCTGTTGATGGAGAAATCCTAATCAAAAAGCTACAAGCGGAGGTGAGCGAGAAATGAAAGCAAAAGAATATTTACACCAAGCCTACAGGCTAGACAAACGAATCCAATCAAACATTGAGGAAATGGAAAGGCTGAGGGAATTATCGACCAGTGTTTCCTCCCCCAGCTGGGGCGAGAGAATACAAACACAACGGCATACCGATGCTTTGTTTGTCAGATACCTTGAGCGAATTGAAGAACTACAAATCAAGATTAATGATGAGGTAGATCATCTTGTAGCACTTAAAGCAGAGATTCGAGATGTGATTAATAAAGTAACGGATATCGATGAACGCATGGTGTTACGTTACCGCTACGTTCATAACTTTACCTGGGAGCAAATCGGTGATGAGCTGAATGCTGATAAGAGTACCATTCGCAGATGGCATGGCAATGCCTTAAATCACGTTGTCGTACCTGAAAATCCAATTGTTATTCAAATGTTGAACAGCAATGAGCACTTTTGAGCAGAGATAAGCACCTCATCTTCATGTTACATTATAATCAGCAAGATAGAATACTTACCAAGCCTTGTGGGATGCGCCCTGCAGGGCTTTTTCTATGCCCAGAAAGCGAGGTGATATGATGCCAAGAAAACCAAAACGACCATGCAGTACACCAGGCTGTCCCAACTTAACCGATGGCCAGTACTGTGAAGACCATCGAGTAGAAGAGCGTAGGCGCTATGACAAATACCAAAGGTCAAAGGATGTCAATAAGAAATATGGTAGAGCCTGGAAAAGAATCCGTGACAGATACGTACGAGAACATCCCCTGTGTGAGATGTGTAAAGAGGACGGCAGACTGACTTCCACTGATGAAGTGCATCACATCCTTCCTGTTTCTCAAGGTGGTACACATGACAGAAGTAATTTGATGTCCTTATGTAAATCCTGTCACAACAAGATTCATTTAGAACTCGGTGATAGACAGATTCGTAACTGAGCCAAGGGGGAGTTCAAATCTCTAGACCTTTTATGGCGGACAACGGCCTGGGGCTTCGCGTGTAAAAATCAGAAATCAAAGGGGGTATTAAAGACTTTTAGAAAAGTGAGGTGGAAAAATGGCAAAGGACGGTACAGCAAGAGGTGGCCAGCGTGTTGGCGCAGGAAGAAAATCAAAAGCTCTAACAGATAAGATTGCTGATGGCAGATTAAACGGGGCTCAAGTACTGCCGGAGCCAGCAGAAATGGAAGGCACGGATGTTCCTCCAGTAAAAGATTATCTAAAGGCAGCTCAGAAAAATGGTAAAGACCTCTGTGCAGAAGATATTTATATAGAAACCTATAAATGGTTAAAAGATCGTAGCTGCGAAATGTTAGTAAACAACCAGCTGATCGAGCAATATGCCATGAGTGTTTCTCGTTGGATTCAGTGTGAAGAGTGCATTTCAGAATATGGCTTTCTTGCCAAGCATCCAACCACTTCCGCTGCCATTGCGTCACCGTATGTTGCTATGAGCCGTGAATACATGAAACAAGTAAATCAGTGTTGGTATCAGATATACCAGATTGTAAAAGAAAACTGCTCTGTAGAGTTTGGTGGCAGAAGTCCACAAGATGATTTA